TGGTTGCTGATAAAATTCTGTATCGTCAGGGTCGCGATTAGTCAGCCTACTTATAAAGTTACTAAAAATTTCCGCGTCCTCTGGACACTGTATTGGGTGATCTTTCATTTTATTATCCTCTGTTGTTGTGAGTCTATTCTATAACTATTATTAATGTGCTGTCAAATGCTTGTTGACTATTTATCTAAATTAAATTAAAGTTCACTCTCACTTAAAAGGAAATCACTATGGACATTAAAAAATCAATTGAACATTTTATGTATGAACTGCGACTAAACCAGAATCAGCTTGCTATTAAAGCAGGGATGGACATTTCAACTTTAAGTTTAATAAGAAATCAGCTTAGATCACCATCTTTAGCCACATTAAATAAACTTGCTACCGCGTGTGAAGTTAAAGTAAGCGAATTTATTGCGGTTGGTGAGTAATGAATAAAGGATACTACGCAATTATTCCTGCCGATGTACGTTATGACGTACGTTTAACGCCTAATGCCAAACTTTTGTATGGTGAGATTACTGCTTTATGCAATGAGAAAGGGTTTTGTTGGGCCATGAATGGTTACTTCGCAGACTTGTACTCAGTAAGCAAGGTGTCAGTTAGTAAATGGGTTGGTAGCTTGCGTGATTGCGGGTATATAGAGTGCGAAGTGCAGTACAAAGAAGGTACTAAACAGATAACTAATCGCCACATAAAACTCTCTACCCCTATTAAAGAAATCTTGGGTACCCCCATAAAGAAATCTTTAATACCCTCACAAAGAAAAGTTAAAGACCCTATTAAAGAAAAGTTTAAAGATAATACTACAGTTAATAATACAGTTAATAATACAATTAATATGGGGGAAACAAGTTCCCCAAAAAAAGAAATCAAACCTAAAGGTAAGCATTTTGTTGAGCCTACACTGGATGATGTTATTGATTACTGCAATTTAAATTCGTATCAGTGTGAACCTAAAGCCTTTGTTGACCACCATTCAGCAAGAGGTTGGGTCTTAAGCAATGGAAAGAAAATGGTCAAGTGGCAGTCAGCGCTGTCAACTTGGGAGCGTAATCACAAAAAATATGAGGCAAAAAATGGACTTAAACAAAATAACGTCAATAAAAGATCTGAATACGCTAGTAACATCAGGGACTACAACAAGGCAATGCGCGACTTTTAGTGATAATGACAAAGATACGATAAATTATTTTTTTATGCGATTACAAAATGTTTACGGAACTGTAAAGATTCAAACCCAATGGCCTGATGTTGAAGATTTAAAAATGGCAAGGCGAGAATTTGGAAAGGTTATTGCTAAATTTGACAGGGAAAAGATTGATAATGCTTTTGATCTGGTACACAAAGAAAGAAGATCAGGTAACAAGCGTTTTGATTGGCCTGACATTGACGCTATTATTGGCTTGTTAACCAATGAAGGGGTGTTTACTGGGTCTGCTGGCATGTTGGCGCACAAGATATATGAGCCAGAAAATTTGTTAGCGCATGGAACGAAGCAAGAGAGAAAGGAAATAGCTTTAGACGAGCTATCAAAATTAAAAGATATGTTTAAATAAGGAAATACAAAATGACAAGTGATAGAAGAACAATATTAATTGAGTACAGAGGCACAAACCCTAAGTTAGTTTCTGGTCATATTTATAATAGAAACCACATAGCAAAAGCGTTCGGCATATCACGATCAACGGTTGCTAACAAGCTCAAAGGCAAGACAATAATGGTCGATAATGACTTGATTTTATTGCAACCACAAAAATACCACAAAAAATCAGTGCCGGAAAAGTTAATGACTTATATGGGCGAAGAAACAAATGGGTTTAAGACTTATAAAAAATACACGTACAAAGAAATATCAGCATTGTCTGGAATTAAAATCAATAATTTAAACAAACGTATTGGAACTGATCTTGTTTTTGGTGCAAAACAAATAAGAAGCAAAGCTATTAACCAATTAGTAAAAACAGACGGACACCGCGTAACTCAATTTGACTCTTACGCAGAAGTAATCAGCGCCAATTGGCTAAAGAGGAGTATTTTAAATGCCTGAAGGTTATACAGTAAACAGTGACTCGCGCTTGGAAAGCTATGTTAAGTTTGCAACTGAACTATACGAAAAAAAGAAGTACGTCACGTTCAATTACAAGCTAGGCAAGCCAAGAACCATAAAACAGAATGATGCTATCTGGGCTTTCTGTAAAGACATAGCAGAAAAGTGCAACAATGCAGGGTTTGAAATGCAAACTACTAGCCCACTGTTAAAGAATCCAATAGAAACTCCTTGGACTTCTCGCAGTGTCATGGATAAATTGTGGATGGCAGTACAAAAAGCAATGTATCCTAACAAACCTGAAAGCAGTAGCGAGTTAGATACTTGGGAAGTAGCACCTGTAGCAGAAACTTTAACAAGACATTTAGGTGAGACTCATGGCATTGGTGTATTGTTTGCCAAGCAAGCTATGGAAAAGGGGGTCTAGGATGCTGTTTAAAGGAATTATAAGGGCTATTTCAGAGCGTTTAAGGTAAAATATGATATACCCTACAGGGTACAGCAAATGGAGAGTATTTATGGCCGTAACACTGCGTTCTAAATGTTTAACTGCAATACAAAAGTTGGCACGAATATCAGCCGCAGACGAGTATGGCATGGTTGAGTGTGTATCTTGTGATAAGAGAATGCATTGGAAAGAATGCGATGGCGGTCACTACATAGCCAAAGGTAACTCGTCGTACTGGTCGCTTGAGATGGAGAATGTTCACCCCCAGTGTAAAGGATGTAACGGTTTTGGTATGAAACATGGCAGTGCAGAAGGTCAGTACACGCTATGGATGATTGATATGTACGGTGAAGACTTTGTTAGAGAAATGCATAGAGACAAGCGCAAGATCAAAAAGTTATACACTGCTGACTACAGAGAAATGCTAAAAGAGTTCAATGACTTAATTAAATACCATGAGGAGAGACTACAATGAATAGAACAGAATACAAAACATACGTAATGAACATCTACTCAAAGATACATGAATACGCAGAAAGCGAAGAAATTTTTGAAAAACGTACAGATGATTTTTATGAAGCGATAGGTGCGTCTTTTGCTGGTCACTCACAACTTGCAAGAATCTTATTAGATGAATTATCCATCAGCATTGATACTAATTCGGAAGATAAAACTAAACATTAATAGGTGACTATTATGACTGGATATTTACAGGAGCTAAGAGCAAGAGCAATTAAATTTGGAATGAGTGAAATCCCTGCCAAGATGGATTCTATTGTTGAGTCAGTTATCTACGGCCACGCACTCCCTGCTTATGCTAGAGAAGAATTAGATTTAATCTGGCTAGAGGTAGAGGCAGAAGAAGAGGCTTGGTTAGAACCACCAACAGAAGAAGAATTAAAGTTGCTCCACCCTAACTTTGATGTATAATAGCTGGGTGATGATCTCCTTGGTCAAAACATCTTGATAGGGTTGCGCTAACAACTTCTATCAAACTAAAAGTTTAAATTGTTATTCTGTATTACCTCTGTTGTTTTGCCCTTTCGGGGGCTTTTTTTGTTATAATACAGCTATGAAAGATAAGAGCTTATTAAAACGAATTGGTGTCTCTGGTTACAATAAACCTAAGCGCACACCTAGCCATCCAACAAAATCTCACGTTGTTGTTGCCAAGTCTGGCGATCAAGTTAAAACTATCCGGTATGGTCAACAAGGCGTATCAGGTGCAGGGTCTAATCCCACTACTGAAAAGCAGAAGGCTAGACGCAAATCATTCAAGGCTCGTCATGCTAAAAACATTGCCAAAGGTAAGATGTCTGCGGCATACTGGGCTAATAAATCAAAATGGTAGGAGAATAGAATGCCACAAGGTAAAGGTACATACGGTAGTAAAGCTGGTCGGCCAAAGAAAACCCATGTCATGCCAGATGGTAGCGTTATGAAAGGCGCTAAACATAAAGGCAAGAAAAAATCTATGTTGAAGAAATAGTGAAAGGTTTATACGCTAACATACACGCTAAGAAGAAAAGAATAGCGGCTGGCTCTGGTGAGAAAATGCGTAAGGTTGGGTCTAAAGGCGCACCTACAGCTAAAGCATTTAAGCAATCAAAGAAGACTGCTAAGAGTTTGCTTAGTCAGTAGTAACCAAGTATAATATCCACAGTTGGTGGGGTTTCTTCGAGGTACTTCCACTCAACGAAAAAGTTCTAAGCGTCCTCCTGTTCAAGCAGTTGGACGTTTTTTTTCATCTATTCGTTTTGCTTATAATTTATCAGTAGCTCCAGACAACAGGCATTCCCTTTCTAATGTCTACATGGATAAAGCTTTTAGCCACACCTATGCCATTAAATCCCATTGACTGCGCGTGTTTAATGATCTGGTAGGCTTCATTTCCGTTATTGATTCG